ACAAATCAATCTTGACTAGTGAACAGATTAAGGAATTAAAAACCTTGATCAATGCCGAGAAATCAAAAAAGGCTATCGCACAAGCAAGTAAATAAGCAAATAATCACATAAGGGAGGTCACAGACCAACAACAATTTAAGTAGAAGCAAAAGTTTTTACTAGACCTCCCTTTATCAAAAAACTAATAATGAGACGAGGAGTTACAGAGAAAAAATCTACTAGAATAACTTTTAGACTTACCCCTAGTGAGGTTCATAACCTACACTATATAAGTCAGTTACAGAATAAAAATATTTCAGAGATAATTAGAGAGGCACTTAAAAAAACTTGTAAAATATGAGTAAAATAACTAGAATACCAACAGCAAATTTACCATATGAAGAATGGGTTGATTTAAGAAAAACATTAGTCTACAAAGGTATGGTCGGAGGCTCTGATGCCTCTACCCTATTAGGATTAAATCCTTGGACATCCAAAATCACAAGATGGAATCAGTCTGTAGGAACTGCAAATATGAAGAACATTGATAATGAAGTAATGTTTCATGGGAGATTGTTGGAAGACTATGTTGCTGATCTATGGCAGTACTGGACAGGGGATCCAATTGAAATGATAAACAACTATCAAAGTAAAACCAAACTAAGGAAGTCTATCAGAAGGAATTCAATATTCATTAATGAAAAGTATCCTTTTCTATTTGCAAACATTGACAGACAGATAACAAAACATGATGAGATGTCTGGAAGAGGTGTTTTAGAAATCAAAACAATTTCTGGATACAACGCAGACAAATGGGAAGGCGGGATACCTCCCTACTACATAGCACAGATTCAATTGTATATGCTTGTTTTAGGATACGACTACGGACAGTTTGCTTTTTTAAAGGATGGAAGACATATGGATGTTTTTACAGTAAAGGCTAATCAAAATATACAAGACACCATCCTTATTGAAGGAGAGAAATTCTACAATAGTGTCCAAGAAGCAAGAGGGCTAATTGATATTGAGGAAGTTCAAGCGAATTCCAATGATGCTTATAGGTTAATCTCTCATCTAGAGCCAGATGTAGAGAATGAATACAAAGTAGATTTAGACCAGTTCTTATCCTTTAAACATAAAGCAATGTTAGATAGAGTTAAGATAGATTCTAATGAAGAGATGACAGATTTAACTCGTAAGTACATACAACATAGAGATGACGAAAAGATTGCTAAAGCATGTAAGCAATTAGCAATGCAAGAGTTAAAACAAATCCTACTCCATCGTGGAGCACAAGAGATAGACTTTGGTGATAGTGGTAGAATCGTTTGGGGAAAGACCTTTAACGTAAGATATAAAGATGCAAAAATACTAAATTTTTAAAATGAAATTGAGAGATATTAAAATAGGAATACTTAAAAACTTAGCAGTAAGAAACCAACACACCTTAGAGGTTGACCCTGTACTAGAAGGAAACTCATACTTTGGACTCTGCATTTTTGTAGGTGTAGCAAGAATGTTCAACTTCTCTTTAGAAGAAATAGAAGAATATTTACGTGAGCCTATGGATCATATTGAATTTCTGGAAGAAAAGTTTCTATCAATATTAGGGACATACTTCAGCACTAAAGAACCTAGCCTAACAACTAAAGGGTTTTATACTAAAACAAATTTAATATTAAATCACATTAGACTAGAGCATAAAAAGACAGTTTCTCTTGCTGATATCATTAAAGAAAAAATTAAATGAATATAGAAGTAGAAGGAAAAATAAAATTTGTGTCAGAGCCTAAGTTGGTAAAAAGTAGTGATGGGAAAGACCATTCATTTATGACGCTATGGATGAAGACTTTTGAAGACTCTTACATTGCTGTTAACTGTTGGGATACTTCAATAGAACTAGCAGAGACATTTAATTTAGGAGAGGTTGTAACGCTAGATTGTAAGTTAGAATCACATAGAAATAAAAAAAACCCTACGCTATTCTATCACAAAATATTACTTAGATGATTAGATCTACAACAATTATATATGAAGTACTAAGGAAACATGACCTGTCTCCATTAGCATACATGTTGTGTGATTTAATATACAAGTATACATCAATCGATGGATTTTGCGATAAAACATTAAATGACCTAGCAGAAGAACTAAACTCATCATCTAGAACTATGAGTAGATATATGACTGAGTTGTCAGAAAAAGGAACTGTAGAAAACATAGGCACTAAAGCACATCCAAAATTTAGAACCACACCTCTTTGGTTCAATGTTGCAGTAGCAGACAGTAATGAAACTATATCTCTTGAATATCAAAAAGTTTGTGGTGAAGTTATATCATATCTGAATGAGAGGTTCAAGCATAAATACAATCCAAGAACTTATGAGAAGAGATTTAAAAGCATCTTATCTAAAAAGTTTGATGGTGAATTAATCACAGGGTCACAGATGGTAAATGTGTTTGTGTGGTGTAAAGAAAATTGGAGCCAAAAGTATCAGTCCTCTGTTACTCCAGAGGTAATATTTGGCAACAAATTCGTAGAGAAGTACTTAATACAATATAAAGAGTGGGAGACAATGAAGAAGGTCACCCCCAACAGAAGAAACGTAGCCATAATATGAGCGATAATTTATCCAAACTGCAAGACATTGGCATCGAAGTCAATGGTAATAGTAACTCAGAACCTCAAAAGACTAAGTGTCCTAAGTGTTCGCACGATAGAAGGAAGAATAAGAATGAGAAATGCCTTAGGGTATGGATAGAAACAGGAACTTATTACTGTCATCATTGTGGAGACAATGGATCTGTAGCAGAGTATGAGACTAAGTATGATATGCCTGTAGTAAAAGCATCGCCACTTAGTGACAAGGTGTTAAAGTTTTTCAAAGATAGAGGTATCAATGACTCTACCATAGAATACTTTGGAGTAACAGAAGGTCATGAATACATGCCACAAGTTTCTGCTGAAAGACCAGTCATACAATTTAATTACATAAGAAAAGGTAGAAGGATTAATATTAAATTTAGGGACTCACAGAAAAACTTTAAACTTAACAAGGGATCTGAGTTAATCATGTATGGTCTTGACTTAATTAAACCCGCTTCATGGTGTATAATAACTGAAGGTGAGTTTGATGCAATGGCTTTCTACGAGGCGGGGTCACAGCAAAACAGACTTATGTTTGCTTGTTCTGTACCTAACGGAGCATCAACAGGAAACCAAAACCTTACGTACTTAGATAACAGTATTGATGAGTTTGAGAATAAAGAAAAAATATACTTGGCTGTAGATAATGATGCACCAGGAATTAAATTAAGAGATGAATTATCGAGAAGGCTAGGGAAAGAAAGAGTTTGGTTAGTAAGTTTTCCAGAGGGATGTAAAGATGCCAATGATGTTTTACTTAAGCATGGGTCAAAAGTATTAGTCAACTGTATAG